AAAACAAGTAATAATAGTAATAACAGTAACCAATTAAATTAAATAAAATGGGAAAATTAACAGATGAACAATTAAAGTCTATTAAAGACGCAACAGGAAAAATGAACTCTATACTTACGGAAGTAGGATTTTTAGAGGCAAGAAAAGCAGAATACCTATCAGCGCATTTTGAAGCTGTAAAAGAATTAGATGGTATCAAAGCTGAAATCAGAGAAGAGTACGGAGACATTACCGTAAACTTAGCTGATGGAACTTATGAAGAAGCTAAACAAGAAGAGGAAACAAAAACTCTTGAGGTAGCTGAGTAATGAGTTCTGTTGTAAGAAAAATAAGTATAGGTTCTGACTATAAGAATGACGCTATGCACTACTCAGTAGGGCAAAACGTTTACGGAGGACATACTATAGATTGCATATTACATGACACACAATCTAATTCTTACAGTATTTACATAAAGAAAGGAAACGAGGTTATGCCATGGAAGAAGTTTAATTCTAACATGGCAATATCCGTTGAGTATGATTTAGAATATTAAATGAGAAGTCTATACGATTTTATCGTTAAACCAATTGGCGATAGATACGATAACAAAATAAAGCTAGGCGACGTTACATTAATACTAAACACTAAAATTGAAGACTTTAAGTCTGTAAACAATTTAGCTATAGTGGTTGAAACACCAAAAGCTTTTAAAACAAGTATAAAAAAAGGAGACATCATAATAATACATCATAATGTATTTAGAGTTTTTTATGATATCCGAGGTAATAAGAAAAGAAGTAGATCTCATTTTAAAGATGATTTACACTTTTGTTCAGCGGATCAAATATATTTGTATAAAAATACAGAGGATTGGAAATCATTTGGAGACAGGTGTTTTGTAATGCCTTTAAAAAACAAAGACACTTTAAGATCACAAAAAGAGCAAGAGCTTATTGGTATATTAAAAATAGGTAATAGTTCTTTAAAAGCGCTTAATATTAACCCAGGAGACACAGTAGGCTTTACGCCTGGAAGCGAATGGGACTTTATAATAGATGATCAGAGAGTTTATTGTATGAAATCTAATGATATTGTTATAAAGTATGAACACAAAAGAAACCAAGAAGAATATAATCCTAGCTGGGCAAAAAGCAGTTAAGGAGTTAATTAAAGTGGCAGAAGAAAAGATCGTTGACTCAGAAGATGATATATCAGCTGACAGACTTAAAAATGCTGCCGCAACTAAAAAATTAGCTATATTCGATGCTTTTGAAATACTTGCTAGGATAGAAGAAGAGGACGAAAGATTAAATGAAAACCCAAAAGAAGTTAAAGAAGAAAAAGCTTTTAGAGGTTTTGCAGAAGGAAGATCTAGATAATGTACGAACAAACCTTAGTAGCAGTATTAAAAGACTATATTAAACCTAAGATATTAAAAAGGTTAAACAGATATAAGAAATGGGAGTACGGTTATAACGAAGAACATGACGTAGTCGTAATCAGTAAGACCGGACAAATAGGGGAGATTTACGAAATACAAGGAGTAAAAATAGCATTGCCAAAAGAAAATGATGTTATTAAGTTTGAAGGAGACAAGTGGAAACACATGGAATACCCAAAAGAGCTTTCAAAAATAAAATCGGTGTTTGATTGGGACGAATACCCTTCACAATTTAAAGAGAAATGGTATGACTATATTGATACAGAATTTAAAAGGCGTGAAGAAGGTTTTTGGTTTTTTAACAAAGACAAGCCTTCTTATATTACTGGCACTCACTACATGTACCTGCAGTGGTCCAAGATTGATGTTGGGGCAGCAGACTTTAGGGAGTCAAACAGATTATTCTTTATATTCTGGGAAGCTTGTAAATCAGATGTACGTTGTTACGGAATGTGCTATCTTAAGAACAGACGGTCAGGGTTTTCTTTCATGGCCTCAGGCGAAACGGTTAATCAAGCTACAATATCAACAGACTCCAGATTCGGCATTTTATCAAAGTCTGGTCCAGATGCAAAAAAGATGTTTACAGATAAAGTCGTACCCATCTCAGTTAATTATCCCTTCTTCTTCAAACCAATCCAGGACGGTATGGACAGGCCGAAGACGGAGCTCGCGTACAGAGTCCCCGCGTCCAAATTTACGAGAAAAAAGCTTGATACGAACGAAAAACTCCAAGAAATTACCGGTCTCGATACCACGATCGACTGGAAAAACACCGGCGACAACTCGTACGACGGGGAAAAATTAAAGCTATTAGTCCACGATGAAAGTGGTAAATGGGAAAGACCTACAAACATATTAAATAACTGGAGAGTTACAAAAACTTGTTTGAGATTAGGTTCAAAAATTATAGGTAAGTGTATGATGGGTAGTACATCAAATGCTTTAGATAAAGGCGGGGAAAACTTTAAAAAACTATACTATGACTCCGATGCAACAAAAAGAAATGCAAATGGACAGACTCGTTCGGGACTCTATAGCTTGTTCATTCCTATGGAATGGAACTACGAGGGATACATTGATTCTTATGGATTTCCTGTATTTGAAACGCCAAAAAAACCAACTGAAGGACCTGACGGATCGCTAATAAGGCAAGGTGTAATTGAATACTGGACAAATGAAGTTGAAGGACTAAAAGGAGATCAAGATGGTTTAAATGAATACTATCGTCAATTTCCAAGAACAGAGCAACACGCTTTTAGAGATGAAGCAAAACAATCTTTGTTTAATTTAACGAAGATATATGAACAAATAGATTATAACGAAGACCTTAGAAATACATCGATAATAACCACTGGAAGTTTTATGTGGGAAAACGGTATAAAAGATACTAAGGTAATATTTGTACCAAATAAAAACGGTAGGTTCAACGTTAGTTGGGTACCACCTGTACAGATGCAAAACAGGGTTATAATAAAAGGTAATACAAAGTACCCAGGTAACGAACACTGTGGCGCTTTTGGCTGTGACAGTTATGATATATCAGGTACAGTTGATAAAAGAGGTTCTAACGGAGCTTTGCATGGTTTAACTAAGTTTAGTATGGAGGATGTTCCACCTAACAGATTCTTTTTAGAATATATAGCTAGACCACAAACTGCTGAGATATTTTTTGAAGACGTATTAATGGCTTGCATATTTTACGGTATGCCAATACTTGCGGAAAACAACAAACCTAGATTACTGTATCATTTTAAAAGAAGAGGTTATAGAGGCTTCTCAATGAACAGACCTGATAAAAGATTAAACAAATTATCTGTAACTGAAAGAGAAATAGGTGGTATACCAAACTCTAGTGAAGATATAAAACAAGCACACGCTGCAGCTATAGAATCATATATAGAAACTTGCGTTGGACAAACAGAAGCTGGTTATGGAGATATGTACTTTCAAAGAACATTAGAAGACTGGGGTAAATTTAATATAAATAACAGAACAAAGCATGATGCTTCTATAAGTTCTGGTTTAGCAATAATGGCTTGTAACAAAAACTTATATTCACCAGTTAGTCCAGTGCAAAAAAAGGTTTACGATTTAGGAATTAAAAGATATGACAATAGAGGTTCTACGTCTAAAATATTAAGATAAATGAAAATACAAACAAATACCGATAGTTCTTTCCCTAACCAGGTTGTTAGTGACGAAGTAAAAGCTAGTTACGATTACGGCTTACAAGTCTCTAGAGCTATTGAACAAGAATGGTTCAATCAAGGAAGAGGTAACGGTAATAGATACTTAAACAATTGGAATAGCTTTCATTCATTACGATTATACGCAAGAGGAGAGCAATCAATACAAAAGTACAAGGATGAGTTATCTATAAACGGTGATTTGTCTTATCTTAATTTAGATTGGAAGCCGATACCAGTTATATCAAAGTTTGTTGATATTGTTGTAAACGGAATGTCAAATAAAACTTATGAAATAAGTGCGTTTGCTCAAGATCCTTTTTCTGTTAAGAGTAGAACTGATTATGCTGCGGCTGTTGAAAGAGATATGCTTACCAAGCAAGCCTTATTAAACGTAAAGCAAAATTTAGGTATGGATTTTTCTAAAACAGGTGACTTAGAAAGTTTACCTGAAAACAGAGAAGAATTAGATGTACATTTACAAATGACACCAAAGCAAAACGTAGAGATTGCTGAAGAAGAGGTTATAAACAACGTATTAGCATTTAATAAATACGATCAAATAAAAAAACGATTAGCTCACGATTTAACCACTATTGGTATTGGAGCTGCAAAAACTTCATTTAATAAAGCTGAAGGTATAGTTACTGATTATGTTGACCCTGCTAATATGATTTATTCATATACAGAAGATCCAAACTTTGAAGATATATATTACGTAGGCGAAGTTAAGTCTATATCATTAGCGGAACTTAAAAAACAATTCCCATCAATATCTCCAGTTGAACTAGAAAGAATACAGGATATGCCTGGTAACTCGCAGTATGTGACTAATTGGGGTAATTACGACGAAAATACAATACAGGTTTTATACTTTGAATACAAAACGTATTCAGACCAAGTATTTAAAATAAAGAAAACAGATCAAGGATTAGAAAAGACGTTAGAAAAACCTGACACATTTAATCCTCCAGCTAATGATAACTTTGAAAGAATATCTAGAACAATAGAGGTATTATACACTGGGGCAAAAGTACTAGGTACAAACATAATGCTGGAATGGAAGCTAGCAGAAAATATGACAAGACCTACGGCTGATACTACAAAGGTAATGATGAATTACTGTATATCGGCACCTAGGATGTATAAGGGACGTATAGAGTCTATAGTTAGTAAAATTACTAGCTTTGCTGATATGATTCAAATAACGCACCTTAAATTACAACAAGTGATGTCTAGGATAGTACCAGATGGTGTATTCTTAGATATGGATGGTTTAGCAGAGGTTGACTTGGGTAATGGCACAACATACAATCCAGCTGAAGCATTGAATATGTACTTCCAAACAGGTTCTGTTGTAGGTAGATCACTTACGCAAGACGGTGAATTGAATAGAGGTAAAGTGCCTGTTCAAGAATTATCATCTTCAAGTGGTCAAGCAAAAATACAAAGTTTAATCGGTACATACCAGTATTATTTACAAATGATAAGAGATGTAACCGGATTAAATGAAGCAAGAGACGGTAGTGCACCTAATAAAGATTCTCTAGTAGGGCTGCAAAAAATGGCAGCTAACGCTTCTAATATTGCAACTAAGCACGTATTAGATTCTTTGTTATACTTAACAGTTAGAACTTGCGAGAATATAAGTTTAAAGGTAGCTGACGTTATTGAAAATCCTTTAACGGAAAATGCTTTAACAAATGCTATAAGTACATTCAACACAAAAACTCTTGAGGAGTTGATGAATTTGCAGTTACATGATTTTGGTATTTACTTAGAACTTGAACCAGAAGACGAAGAAAAAGCTTTACTAGAACAAAACATACAAGTAGCATTGCAAACACAAGCTATTGCTCTATCTGATGCAATTGATATCAGACAAATAAAAAATATAAAGTTAGCTAACCAATTCTTAAAGCTTAGGCAAACTCAGAAAATAAAAAGAGAGCAAGAGCAACAACAAGCTAATATTCAAGCACAAGCGCAAGCTAACGCTGATGCCTCTGAAAAAGCTGCAATGGCTGAGGTACAAAAACAACAAGCACTTACTCAAGAAAAAGTGAGTATAGAACAAGCTAAGTCACAGTTTGAAATACAAAGAATGCAAACTGAAGCTCAAATAAAAAGAGAGTTGATGGCTGAAGAGTTTAACTTCAATATGCAATTAGCACAAATAAGAGCAAATGCAGAAGGGAGCAAAGAAAAAGAAATTGAGGATAGAAAAGACAAAAGAATAAAAATGCAAGGATCCCAGCAGTCTGAGTTGATACAGCAAAGACAAACAGAAGGGTTACCTAAAAACTTTGAATCATCAGGAAACGATGTGCTAGGAGGGTTCGGAATAGAAGAGTTTGGACCTAGCTAATAAACAATTATTTAATTATATTATATTATGTCAGAAGTAAAACAAGAAGGGGATTTTAAAATTAAATCCAAGAAAACAAGTCCTAAAAATTTAGGGAATCAATCTAATGAACCTATAAAGGTTAACATAGATGAAGTAAAAGAACCAGTAGCTGAGGAAGTTGCTAAGGTGGTAATACCAGAAGTTAAAGAAGAGACTATTGAAGAACCCGTTGTAGTTGTTAACGATACACCTGAAGTAGCTGAAGAAGATGGTATTATAGAAATTGTAGACGAAGACGATGATACACCTCCGAATAATCAATTACAAAGAGCTACTGAAGAATACAAGCAAGTAGCTGAACAGAGAGTGTTACCTGAAAACATAGATAAACTTGTTACTTTTATGGAAGAAACAGGTGGATCAGTAGAAGACTACGTTAGATTAAACGCAGACTACTCAAGTGTTGATGATAAAACGCTATTAAAAGAATATTACAAACAAACAAAACCCTATCTAGAATCAGATGACGTTAGCCTACTATTAGAAGACTACGATTATGATGAGGACATAGATGAGGAAAGAGATATACGCAAAAAGAAAATTGCGTTTAAAGAAGAAGTTGGAAAAGCTAAAAGCTTTTTGGAAAAAACCAAGAGTAAATATTACGACGAAATCAAGTTGAGACCCGGCGTTACTCAGGAACAACAAAAAGCAACAGAGTTTTTCAACCGATATCAAGAAGATCAGAAGATAGCTGAGCAACAGCATTCGGA